TAAAATAATCTATATTGAGACTTTCCTCTAATAATGTAAGAACTAATATTATGAGTTGTTATGTCTGCAATTCTTGTTTGTATTTGTTTTGATATAGTACCTAATTCTATATCATCAATTCTATCTGTACCTGCAATAGTTCTTAAGCCATCAGGTGCTAAGAATATAATATCACCTGCAAATTCTTGTATACTACCACCATCAATACAACCAATTTTTCTTGTGACTGCCTGTATTGCAAAGTCACTTGAACTTGTACCTGTTAATTTAAATATTTTATCTTTACCAAATATAAATAAAGTATCACGAAAAGTTTTAATACCTACAATTTCTGTATCAACTTTAATTGTTCCTCCACCATTTCCTATTGTAAAGTCATTGGTTAAGGAAGGTCCCATAAAACTAATACTTTGTTTATTACTTGCATCTCCTGCAAAAAATATATGGTTTTTAAATACTTCTACAAATTTAAAATTAGCAGTACCTGTTGCATTAACAACACTATTACTAAAAGAACTATTTAATATTTGTGGACTAGAAGTTCCTGTAGTAATAACAATTTTATCTGTACCATCAAAGTTAAATTCTCTAAATTCATAATCTCTAGTAGGTGTTCCTAAACTTGTTATAGTAGATGTCCAACTTCCTGTGCCTGTTGCTGCTCTATGTATACTTCCACCCCTTGCTGCTAATACTACATTATTAAAAATAGCAGACATAACAACTCTTTCTGAAGATGCTGCTACTTGAGGTACAATATTAGTATTATACTTTGTAGTACCTAATATTTTTTTATAACCACCCTCAATGTCAGGTTCAAAGTTACTTAACTGTAAAGCTTCTCCCGGTGACATAGAAAATACATCTTTATTAAGTATTAATCCTCCGCCTAAACTTACTACTGAAGGTTGTGTAGCTGCCATCTATGCTGTCAGTATTGCTGTATTACTAGTTGTTCTACTTGCAGAATTAAGATTTACTCTTGTATCTTTCATGTAGTCAATGTGATTGTGCATTTCACTTCTAATTCTTCTTACCCCTGCTTCATATTCTGCATTAGATATATTAGCCATAGGTACATCATTTCTTAATTTATATAAATAGTATTTTGCTCTATTAACTACTACGTCAGCATAAATATCTGGTAAATCCATAGTGTCACCATAGGCAGATAATTCTACATGAGTTTTATAATATTCAAAAAATACAGTATAGTCATCTGCATTAGGTATTGGTGATAGTCCAAAACTTTCATGGTCTGGAGTTCTGTATACGTATAAAGGTTTTCCATATTGTGAATCATCTGCTGCTACATCACTTCTAAATGGACCTTGTAAAAAACCATCATAAGACATGGGTTTTAATTTAATAGCTTCTTCACTTCTTTTAACCCTAACATAATCAACATCCATGTTTGTTGCAGTACTTGTGTTATTAATAGTAATAAAAGTTGTTGCTGTTGTTGCTGTAAAGGTTGTTGATAATACTTCTCCATTACCAAAATCTGTTACTGTTAATGTTGTATTTACATTTTGTGTACCTTCTGCTGCAGTACCTACTTGAATTTTAAATGCTTGTCCTGTTGAGTTAGTATCAAATGCTCTAACTGTAATTTTATATTCTTTACCTACTGTAGTTGATATAGATTGATATGCTGCGTAATCATTTAATCTTAATCTACCATTACCTGTAGCATTATAAGCTGCACTACCATCTCCTGCAATAGTTGTCCAATTGTTTATATTAGAAGTAAATTCTCCATTAGTAATTAAATTTGTTGGGGATAATCTAAAAGAATCAAAGTTTGCTTTTCTAAAAGCTGCAGGGAAATCATATTCTTGTTGCCCTGTAAAAGTTACCTGTGTACCATCAATATGAAGCCATGGCCATTCTACTTCTGCCATATATAAATCATTAATAGCTTTGTTAATAAAGTTTTTAGTAGATGTTTGTACGCCTCTACTTGAAGTAAAGTTAGAACTTGTAAGTTCCACCTCATTCAATTCATTTAAGACAAAGTTAGTTAATTGTAAATATGTTTTAGTTGTCGCCATTATGCTCCCAATTCTTGTTTACTTAGTTTGTTAAATTCATCTAGTGTCATACATTTATATAAATATTTTTGTATACCTAATCTTTTAAATTGTTCTTCTACACTAGATGTAAAAAATTCTTTTTCTTTTTCCAATACTGCATTACAAGATTCTAGATTTAAAAAAGAATCAAATGCAAACCTATATGTATCTGGTTTTGTGTTACCTTCAAATAATATGATTAGGGCAATTATAAATTTCATTGTATAAGAGAGGGGAATTAACCCCCTCCCTATTCATTTACAAATTATGCAAATGTTGACTTTTGTGCTTCTGAATCACCTTCGCCATCGATATCGCATAGGACAGCAAAAACACGAATTTTAGCGTCAATTACTCCCGTTGCGACTACTAGGTCGATTGTGTCAGCAGTAGCATATACTCTAAATCCAATGGATGTTGTACCCATTGAACTTGCACCTGCTTGTGCTCGGGTTACCCCTAAGCCTACTGCAGCTACTGTTTGTGCTGTTACAAACGCATCTACGTCTGCTCCATCACCAAGAGATAAAGTCCCTGTATTACCCGCACCATCTGCTGTTAAGATATCAAAACCTGCATACAAACATAATGTGTTTGCAGGTACTTCAATTACTTGAATAACATCTGCTGAAGTGTGTGTAGTAGATGAAAAATCTACTATTTGTGATACTAACTTTACTGGCTTACCTACTGGTAGACCAGAAGAAGCTAGGCCTGTTATTGCTTGTGTTGCCATTTAATCATTTCCTCCTATTAGTCTATTAGTAAGTGAGAAAGAACAAGACCTTCTGGTCTTAGAACCTTTCTACCAAATACATGAAGACCTCTAACTACATCAGAAAAAGTTTCAGGATGTCTGATAACTTCAATCTTTGCGATGTGATTAGCGGTTGCTGTAGATGACATATGCCCACCCAATACTTTGTAGAAGTTCGAAGTAGAACTTGCTGCAAAATTGTTTGTCATATATATATCCATGTTCATAATCTTACCGGAAAGTACTTTACCATTTCTTAATGGTGTAGCATTACCTGTAGTATCACTCATTAGCTTAGATGAAGCTTGGCCTAGTTGTTCCACAAATTCTGGACCTGCTAAGAACCATCTGTTCTCTTCAGGTACATCAGATACGTTTAACAATCTGTTAAACTTAGAGATTGTGTCTACTGGGTCAATTTCACTTGAGCCAAAACCAACATCTTGGTCTTGTCCACTACCAGAATCTGCTCCTAGTAAGTGGTCAGGGCCAGATGAACTGACTCCTGCTACCATTGCTGCTATTACGTTCTTGTCATAAGCGTTCTTAAGTGCATAAGCACCAGAAGAAGTTGCAACACTTTCAAAGTTAACATGGGAATGTCTTTCCTCAATGTCATCAACTTTAAAAGAGAATGCGTTTGCTTGGTCGACAGTCAATTGGATTTGGTCATCGGTGATGTCTTGTGCATCAACAACCGCTCCTCTTGAATACGCACTAACAGAAATAGTAGGTTCTTTTATGATGTTTACTGTGTCTCCATAAGCTTCAATCTCACCTGCATAATCAGTATTAGTAATTGCTTCTATTACTGATGCGGTACGAAAGAACTTTTGGACTTTTTGGGAATAGATAATCGGGCTAAAGTTTCCGTTAGCGAGATTATTATTACCTGATACTCTATCAAAAGCCATCTTTGTTTCTCCTATTATTTATTAGTTATTATTAAAATTGATATGAGTTAACTGTTTATACGATGCGACCTTCTCTATGAGCCTTGTCAATTTCAGTTTCAAACTTAGTATACTCTTCTGGTTTCATTTTTTTAATAGCTGACCATGTCCATTGCTTTTTATCAGTTGGTGTTTCAGATGTTTTAGTTTTAGAAACAGCTTTAGCCGCTTCTTTATTTACATCAAGATTCACCTTCTTAGTAGAAAGCCCTCTATCATACTTATACAAATCAATTGCACGAGCAGCAGAAGTTGGATTGTCGCTATTATCATATAGCCAAGATTGTACAGTACTATCCTGAACAGAAGCCCAATCGTGAAAGTCTCCGCTTTCGCGAATATCTTTAAAGTCTGGGTGCTTCTTTGCAAGTTCTACTTCGGCTCTATCTCTTGAAAGTCTTGACTGTTGTTTTTTTACATCCAACAATTGTTCTTCCATTTCTAGTTTAGTTTTGAGAGTAGCCTCTGTAGTTAATTGCATTACAGAATCATACATATCAGGATAATCTTTTCTCCACTCTTCTAAATCTTCTTTAGATTTAAAAATAGGTTGAGAAGAAATTACTTCCTTTTCTTTTTTAAGTTTGAAAACCTCATCTTTATGCTTAGATAATGTCTCATCATAATGCCTCTTTAAATCGTCATATCGCTTCTTAAAGGCGGCATCTTCTACTCCAACAGGGGGAGATTCATCAGGTTTTTTCTCGTCAGTTTTTTCCTTTGATTCTTCAGTAGCTGTTGTTTCGTCTTCCTTATCCATAATATTCCTACTCGGATGTTTATACGGATTTGGAGTTGCGAGTTCCTCTGTTGCTTGAGAATTTTGTTCTTCTACAACAGTAGAGTTCTGTTCGTCTTTTTCCATTTATCCTCCTTCGGGGTGCAGTTGGAATCTGGTCGCCCCTAATTTGCAGGGCCGTTATTGAACGGGTGGCTGCATCATACCCCCACCTGTCATAGGTGGTTGGTTTTCTCCTTGCGGTGAAACTGGTTGTGGTTGTGCCTCGGGTTGGGGTTGTGCCTGTGGTTCAGGAACTGCTTGTTCCATAATTGTACCAAACTCTGGACCAAATACTTTAGACATAAAGTCTCTAAATTGTGGTACATTTAATTGTGTAATTAACATTGTTTCTTCTTCAGAAAGATTTTGTAAATTATTAGATACCTCTCTAGGAGATACTTTTAATTCCATAGTTGTAGGTGGGGCAACATCTGCCCCCATCATTCCTTGTCTTTCTGGCATTTCTTGATTCATTGTTTCTTCTTCCAT